GTCTGTCCTGCTAACTGCCGCTGTGACTTGGGTTAATATGCATAGTGATAAGGTATCTAAACGGGAAGAAATACGAGATATAGTAACTCAAACTATTCAAATGAATCAAAAAGCAACACAAGATACCACAAAATAACTAAGACCCCCTAATAAAGGGGGTCTTTTTTTTACTTGCCGTGAATTTTACCACCTGCATAAATACTAGAATGAAAACGTGCAATAAATGTGGAGAATCAAAACTTGAAGAAGACTTCTACCCTAAAAGGGGTTCATGTATTGCATGTGTTAGAAAATCACAGGCGAAATATAGGGCCGAGAATCAAGATGAAATAAAGGTTTGGAGTGATGCAACTCGTGACGAACGAAATGAAACTCGAAGAAATTATAGGGCAGCGCATCGAGACGAGGTACTTCTAGAAAAGAAAAAATATCGAGCTAAAAATGCAGATAAAATCAAACTTCAAAACCGAACTTTGCATAGAAAACACAAAACCAAACGAAACGAAAGTAGTAAAAAATACTATGCCTCACATAAAGAAGAAATATTAAAATACCGAGCAGCATATAAGAAAGAAAATGCTGTTAGATGTAGAGAAACTAAACGAAAAAATCATATTCAACGAATGATCAACGATCCGGCCTACGCCACTAATATGCAAATTAGATGGAACATTAATTCGGCTTTTCGTAGAAAAGGGGTTCCTAAGTCTAAGAAGTGCCTAGAATATGGCATAAATTTGAGAGAAATTTTCGACAAAATAGGATCTAGACCAAAAGATCAAGAACTAGACCATATTATTCCACTTACAATGTTCGACTTTAATAACCCACTGCACGTAAAATTAGCATATGCTCCCGAAAACTTGAGATGGGTAACTAAACAAGAGAATAATAAAAAAAGGAGTTCAATAATTACTGAACTCCTAACTCCTGAATTAGAGAAAATCTTAAAGATAATCGAGAACTCTCAAAAATCACTTACCATGTAAAATCAGATACTCTGGGGAGCGAATCTTGAAAGTCACTTCTGGGTTGTGTAGGTGTTGCCATACGACCCCCTCCCTCGCAACAGTAACACCTTTGACTAACTCGTCAGTGCCGTTAGAAAAATCAAGCATCTTTTGAACAGTGTCAAACATTCCCATTTGATGGGACACTACAGGCACATGTTCGAATTCATACTTATGACAGAATTCTAACATCTGTTCATGAGTATATCTTTTTTGAGTAGTAATATCGAAAACCCTAAACACATACCAATGGTGTTCGAGTAGCTTGTATATATTACCTTGTATCTTTCCTCCAGCGTGTTCACCACTCACCATGATGTTCAGTCCAGTTGCTCGAAGTCTCTTTTCGAGATCGAGTTCGCGAGCAGTCTGCCAGAATCGAGAACCATCGTCTCTGATGATATGCCTCGACCGAGAGCAAACTGCAAAATCTTTGCGATTCGTAAGACCAAACCACATCGGGATGATGTGATTGTAGGCGGACATGGACTGACCCTCGATCTTAGAGGTCACTGCCCATACAGCTTCCTCCCCGTATAGCTCAAACATTCGGCTGTAGAGCTTCTGGATGTTCTCTTCGTCGGTCTTGGAGGCCATCCAAGGCTCCCACTTGCCAGTTCGATCAGTGCCCTTAATCTGAGCCTTGATCGTCCTATAAGCGGAGTAGCGCATGAATCGATGGTCAAGGAACTTTTCAATAGCGCCCTTCTTATTGGAGACGGACTGCTCTTCGGTGTTCACCTCATCCTCGTCTTCCACAACCTTCACGATTCCGAGGGCCTGTGTGACATCCATTCCTACTTCGGGAACAATGTCAGCCGGAAGAATGCTGATCGGGAATACGATACCCTGAGAAATAACTCCAATGGAATTATACTTCAGAGCCTTAATCCGGAACTTCTTCTGGCGAAGAAACTCGAATTCAGGTTTGGTATTCTTGGCTACGATCTCTTCCATTTCCTTCTGAATGCGAATGAGATCTTCACCAGTAGCCTTCTTCGCAGTCTTCTTGAGAACTTCGTACTGCGCCTGCAATGCAGGATCGAGTCCATCGGGTAGAATCGAATCAACCTCGATGTATACTACGAGATCGCCCGCCTTGAATTCGCCCTTCTTGGCGACCACATGGAAGTCAAGTACCTGTGTCATTTCGACACGATCAGCTTTTTCTACTTCATACGAAGTAACAACACGTTCGACGTGTGCAAGTGCTCTATCACCCATTTTTCATCTCCTTCCTTAAAAGTTAAAGGGAAGATACTACAAGAGTACCTTCCCGTCAACTAATAGCTTCGAATATTAGACTAGAACCGAAGCGAGAATCTGATTCACATACTTCATGTCAGCCTTACCCTTCAACTTAGGGTTAAGATCCTTCATGACGAGGCCCATCAGCTTCTTGTTCTTTTCTCCACCAGCAGAGATACGCTCCACTGCTTCCAACACGACAGCCTTGACCTCATCCTCGCTCATTTGAGTGGGGAGAAATTCCTTCAAGACGTTCAACTGGAAAGTCTCATTCTCCACGAGGTCAGTTCGACCCGCAGTGGTGAATTGCGCAATCGAATCTTCCCTCTGCTTCACACCCTTAACGAGAGCAGATACCACGTCATCGTCCAGAATCTCTTTTCGATTAGACGTTAGTGCAATTCCTCGAATGCTACTCACCAGTGTCCGGAGGACTAGTAGTCGAGCAGAATCCTTAGCCTTTGCAGTATCGATAACTGCCTGATTGATTTCTTCAAATTTCTTACTCATGTTCATATCTCCTTAGTTTATTGATGGTAGCAAGTTCTGAGGATCGCAGATGCCGCCACACCAACGACAACAATTACGACGAGCAGTTCAAGTAGTGTAAATCCTTTTCGCATGTTTTCTCCTTAAATTGTGAATTCAGACTTCCAAATGTCTTCGAACTTAGTCCAGTTCTTGGAACCGTTCTTGCCCTGTACAAGCCATTCGGTGAAAGTCGGGCAGTTTTCTTCCAAATACCTGTTGAATAGATAAGCAGTGAATCTCTTCAACTCAACCTGCTCATTTACCTTCAAAGCGTATGACTTACGATCCAATTCCTTCATGTTTACTGAGGAAATAAACGATTCAACCTTGAAGTTGAACAATGCGATCTTAGCTCTTAGAGCCTCAATTGCATTCTTCTGAACCTGTGTCAGGTCTGAATAGAAATCGTCAATTACACCCGTGAAGAACATGTCAAGTAGATTATTTACAGTATGGCCCTTATCTCCTCCGCCAATCAGTCGATGTAGTACCAAATATCTCTGGTTCTTCATCTTCCCGATTGGTTCGGGATTCGACAACACGAACCCTTCTGCGTTCATTCCATACTTAGGATCGCACGACTCAGCCTCGACATAAGCCTCAAGAGCCTCTAGGGTCTTCTCTGCGAGGGGCAGTTCGGACACCTTCAGTCGATATGGCCTCTTCTCGTGAAAGTCCTCTACAGCCACACGATCAAGCTCAGCGGTTGACATGTACTCTCCAGTAGAAACCTTCCTTGCGAGTAGCAAGAATAGGGAATCCTCTGGATACTGAGTTACGATGATGTTATACGCCGAGCACAATTCGTGGAAGTAGCAGTATTCTGGATTTGCCTTTGCCAACTTCTCTTCACCGAAGAGCTTAATGAACAATTCAGCGAACGTGAACGCATAATCTCCGATACGGCAAGGCTTGATCTTCCCGAGAGTGGAGATTCGCCACGATCCCTTCCAGAAGTACATCTGAATTGCACTTCCATCTGCCTTCTGGACTAATTCAAGAAGATCGAAATCTTCGAGGAACTTATCCTTCGAGGAGTAAGGGCAGTGACCTTCGCGCAAATTGAAAAACTTCGCAGGAGGACGGGATACGTACATCCACGATCCGTCTTCGAGACGAGCCATGATCGTTCCACGGCATTCAAACGTAACAGAATTCCACTTCACTGCGAGAAGGTCATACTTGAAGAGGAACAAGTCGTCTTCAACGTCAACCATCACACCAAAATCAGCAGAAAAATGATTCTTCAGATCTTCAACAGTAGCGCCGGAATTCTTCCCAAACATCTCGTTCAAGAAGTCAAGTAGTGCAGACATAGCGTACCTCCTTTCGTCAATGAAAGATACTGTTCACTTCAGCCATTGTCAACTAGGAGAGCACGATTTTCTTCGGAAAATAACTCTTTTTGTCGCTTAGACACCATTTCCCGAGCAGTATCCCAGTCAACCCACACGAATGCATCATTCTCCGGCAAATCCTTACCGTCGATTCGAGATATGCATTTCAGCGAAGACTTAGACAAATCTATTTTAGAATTAACATGGTAAGCGTATACAGTCTTTTTTGTCGTTCTGTATTTTAGAAGAATTGTACGATTTACTGATACAATACCCTTCTCTTCAAGAATTCTAATATTCAATCCAGTTTCTTCCACGGTTTCCCTGAAAGCAGTATCGAGAAGGGAATCGCCATGTTCGACAATTCCCTTAGGGATTCCCCAGTGTCCGTCATTTCGTGAAAAACTACCATTGAATTGCGTTGCATGGCAAAGCAAGTATTTACCGAGAGAATTAATTAGAAAACCTGAAGACTTCACTCCGGTATTTATTTTGGAATCTTCAAATTGCGAGATCGAAATCATAACCCTCTGCCATTTCCGAAGAAGGCACATTTGGCTTTCTTCCTTCGTACTTGTGGAGAATTTCCCTGGTCTTCATCAATTCAACCTTATCGAAAAGATCTGGAGTCTTGGAGAGGACCGATTGAGTGAACCATGCCGTGAGCGTAGTGAGCAATTCTTCATCAGTGAATCCAATGAGAAGCGCATGATCTCGATTGTACTTCCGAACCTCAAGCCAGCTATAGAAGCAATTACGCTCCTCTACTGCTCGATCTTCGGGGTAGTTGGCATGCCTGTATCGATGGTATGCGAGAGTTGCGACCAGTCGAACGAAATGATTGAACTCACCCCTCTTCTGGATATATTCTTCGCATAGATTAGGAGTTGCATCGTGAAATTCATATGCGAAGGTGGCGAGCATCTTAGTCCGAAACTCAGACATCGTCTCATAGCTATGAGTTTCAGTCGCAGTCATAGAAATCAGCTTATTCTCCTCGACAAACAACTTCAGAGCGTCATGTGCCTGAGAATATGCGTGAAGATAGATGTCGATTTCGCTTGCCTTGTCGCCTGCTTCGAAATACAAGTCTCGGAAGATGCGAAGATTTGCGGAAAGGGTCTTCGCAGTCTCAGTTAGACCCTTCTTAGCAATGATGTCGTAATTGATCTTCATGCGCACCTCCTAGTTAGGAAGAAGATACGACAGTCGATCCCAAAAGTCAACCTATAAAATAGGTCGATACTCTAGCCCTAGAAAAAACCTCATCGGTTAATTCGCAGTTATGATCTACTCTCTTCTCGTTAAAGTAGTAAACGTGAGAAATACCACTTTTGATGATCTTAGACGCGCACCTTGGGCAGGGATAGTGAGTGCAGATCAAAATATGACCATTCAGGTGCGGTGTTGGAGAGTAGCTAAGTGCATTCTCTTCTGCATGAATCACGAGAGCATTCTTAGTCTCGCGCACATCCCAGTATTTCGGATCGTCAGGAAATCCTGCAGGAAATCCATTATATCCTTGCGAAACAATAGACAAGTCAGGTCTGAGGATCATAGCCGCTACTTTAGTCCTAGGGTCTTTAGATAGCGACGAATATTCAATCAGCATATTCTTGAACACTGTTAACTTGTGACTCGGGATTGGCCCCGGCACTACTATCTTAGCTAGAAATACGCCTTCTACAGGCGGTATTAGGGTGCCATCTATCATTTTCGATCCTTAATGGAAATCAGGGTTCGCGAATTTGAAACTACCCGATGAAAACTGCTTATCTGAAACATTTCCAGTCTTCTCATTCACCACAGTATCTGTAGCTTCCGAAGAAGACTTGAAATATACTTCAAAGAGTTCATTAGTTTCTCGATCTCGGTATTCAACTATCACGTTAAGGCTCCTTTGCGCCGTATATTTCGAATCTATAGTACCCTAAGTTCACGCAGGTTACAATTAGATCCCCTGTCAGTATTCTAACATCGTTTGATGGAAGTATCTGCCATGTACCGTCAGCCAATCTAAGTTTCTGAATTATCTGATAGTTCTGACCTGTCCCGAGTGATCGTCGGTGGCATTTACTGTTAGGTCTTACTGGAATGACTACTTCACCTGAAAATTCACCTTCTACTACAATCATACAATAATTTATTCAAAAGTCATGGAAGTTCAACTTATGGCGAATCTTCACTAGTCGAATTAGCATCTGATCGTCTAATACTCGATCAATCGGCTTCCATGTTCTATATTTCCAGTATTCCAACAACGCTTCAATCTCTTGGTAGAGATATTCAGCTTTTTCGTATTCTTCTTCGTCTGTGAATTGGCTTCTACTGACAGGATCGTTATTACCTGTCCATTTTTTATAGAACAAGTTAAACGTGGTACATAGCAATTCCTCTGGGAAGTCCGTCTTAAAGATTCGACTAGTCCAATCCTTCAAAGTGTATTTGAAAAAATACCATAGTCGGTTACGTTCGCGAACCTGTATACGCTCCCATGCGTCGATTCTTCTAGCTGTCATGTCATCGCCCTCCTCTTGAGGATTGTAACACGAACCTTGCTAAATATAGTCGTGGACCTCCACAATAAACCACTAACCCATTGAGATTCTCATGGACTACAAAGAAATAAAGAAGCTGCAGAAACTGGTAAGAAAACATCATGCGGCCTATTCAATTGGACTTAACTCTAGTGTTGAAAATACATATCCAGTTAGGTCCGAAAAGTTCCAAGCCTTCGACATCGGCAGATTAGAGCGTATTCGTCGGTTGGAAAGAAAGAAAGGATAGTCATGAGAGAGAAAAGCACTTACGCTAAAAAGAAGCGTAAGAAGGTAGAAGAGTCTGAGAAGAATTCAATATCCTCAGATGTTTATCTATATTTGCCGGAAGACTACAGGTCACGGGTATTAACCCCATCCACGATCAGTAGACTAAAGGAGCTTGTTTCGTTCACTGAATATGAACAGAATAAGAACGTGACTCGATTTGTCTCTGCAGTGGGCAAGACCGACAAGTTGCGTTCTGTTGTGAATGTTTTGGAACAAGTATATCGAATTCTCTCTGAGTATGATGTAGACGAAGTAACCGAAGATGAACTCGAAGACCTCATCGAAGAATACTTCAAAAACACAAATGACTCCGAATTCAAGTGGAACAAGGATGCGATTTATCAGGATGCTAGAGGTAGATACTTCACCCCTCGCACAGAGAATCAGAAGATCCTTGTCGAATCCATTAGAAAGCACATCGTAACCATCGTGGAAGGTGCGGCAGGTACTGGTAAGTCTAGGATTGCTCTTGTCATGGCATTGAATATGCTCAGAGACAATAGAATCAACAAGATTATCGTCATTAGGCCGCTAGTTGCTGTTGGTGGTGATATTGGATACTTGCCGGGGGGTGTTGACGAGAAGATCGACCCGTATCAGAGTCCAATCTCTGAAGCACTGGTTGAATTGATCGGTAAAGATGTGTATGACGAGTACATTGAGAATGAGAGAATTGTATTGTACCCTGCGGCCTTTGCTAGAGGTTGCAATATCTCAGATGCTTTCGTTATTGTAGATGAAGCTCAGAACTTTGACGAGGTAACTCTATTGACCTTGTTGACTAGAATTTGCGGAAATACCAAAATGGTATTAACTGGAGATTCTTCTCAGGACGATAGGAAAAACAAGCATCGTGAAGAATCTGGACTGTCTTCGGTTAAGAAGAAGCTCCGAGGCGATGACGGACATGGTATCGAAAACATTGCCATTGTTGAAATGGGTGTAGACGATGTTCAGCGAAGTAGGATCGTTAAGGATATTCTGGTGGCGTTCGACGCATAATGTAAGCCCCCTCGAATGAGGGGGTTTCTTTTATCCAATAAATACGAACATGGCCCATGAACTACATTTGAACTCGAAAGAAAATAATTGGAGCGATATTGACAAGAAACTAATTAAGGCTTTTGTTGAATATCTATTTTCGGTATTAGTTGTGAAAGCTCCTGTTAAGATTGAATTGAAACAATCATTCGAAGATGGAACTATATCAATCGCCACTGACCTTAGGCTTGCATATGTATTGCCTGACGAGAGATTCATAGTGATTTATTGCAAGAATCGAGGTCTTTTGGATGTTTTGCGTTCAATTGCGCATGAAGTAATACACATGGAGCAACAAGATAAGGGTCAATTGAGAGGAGTTAGAATATCTTTCTACCTACCAGATGAAAATGCTGAAGGGTACGGGCTAGAATATGAAGCATATGGAAAATCTGGAATCATTGTCCGTAATTTCAGGGCAATTCTAAACAACATGTCAAAATAGTGAGGGTGTATGAAGGTATTTGAAGTATGTTTAACTAACTACTGCAACTTCAAATGTACTTATTGTATTTCAGATCCTAGTAGAGGCTTAGATAAATTCTCAGAACCCCTGAAATTAGACGATTCTGGTAATCTTCTACTACACGATAAGGAATTATCACCTGAAGAG